TCATCAGAAAGCATATAGAATCTTTCAATAAGTTCGTCCTTCTCTTTGTCCTCTATTTTTTTCTTGAAAGTTCTTAGTTCTTCTACTTCTTCTTTTAAAGAAGCATAACTAGATTGCAACTCATTATATTCCTGTTCAAGGACAGTGAATTTCTTCTTCTTATCTTCTTCATCTTTCTTTTCATCATCAGTGGAATCATCATCATCTTCTTTATCTTCAGAAGGTTTTCCACCGCCACCATTGTCTTCATCCTTCTTATCATCCTTATTTTCAGAAGGATTTTCTTTTTCTTTTTTGTCCTCTTCATCATCTTTTTTAAATTCTGAAGCAGGAGCTTGCTCACTAGATGAAGACTCATTCTCATTAACTTGATTCTCAGTAAACTCTGTTGTAACTTCAGGTTCTACTGCAGTTACTTCAGCTTCTTTTACTGGTTCAGTTACTTTCACCATAGTATTGCCTCCTTCTAAAGCATACTTTAATTCTTCCATCATAGTGAACAGAGTATGCTTAAAATTTTCATCCAGAGAAAAAGTTGCACTAACTTCTGGAGCAGTTACCGCACTACCCTCAAAGCAAGGTTCAACTTCATCTCCTAAAATACAGAGTTTCTCAAATATTGCGTCATTAATTATAAAAAATTCCATATTATTTTTTGGATTTGTTGCCCAATGACCTTTTAAAGTTTTTTCATTCAATTCCATTGAATGAGGTTTACCACCATCCTAGTAAACTTTACTAACCTATTCAAATTGACCCTACCATAAATATCCAGTAGTCATTAAATAAGTTCTAGTTATAGGATTTCCAAAATCATCTTCCTCTTCAAAATCTTGAAACCAGACTTTTGCATCAGGAGCAACAAAACCATATGGTTTTGTATTATTTTTAAAATGAACACCATCCCCGTCAATAGTAATTTCTTCTCCATGGTCTGAGAAATCTTCTTTATCTGGTTTATAATATCCAACAATAGGAGCGCCTCTAAGAGTTTTAGCCATCTAAGTTGCAGTCTACTTAGAGATAAAACTCTTATTACGATTTTCTCCAATATAAAAAACTTTTATTTCACATGCAGACATTAAAGGATTAATATCAAGAGGAGTAAGATTAATAAACTCTGGACTTTTTATAGTCGCTACACTTCTATGTGCTAAACTCATTTTTTACCCCCTTACATACTTTCTCTATTTTGTAATGTTTTTTCGCTTTTTTGATTATCTTCTTTCTATGGGCGGCCGGCGCCTTCTCCAGAAGACCCTGGATTATTTCCTGCTTCACTTGAGCCCCCGCGTGTAGCTGCAGACCGCGCTTGTAGTGCTTCCGCATTCATTGTATTAGAAGTAAGCGGAGGAACAAATACACGAACAAGGTCTAAAATGTCATTTTCAAAGTACGCATTAGCTAATACAGAACTTTGAGTTTGACCAAGTGCTACTTGAGGTAACATTTTATTATAACCCATCTGCGCTTGCTCTTTATATAATTTTGCCATATCTTTATAATTATAGATAGTAGTTGTTAAGAATTGGGCTTGATAATAACATCTTTTAGGAGATTTATTAAACTGCTCAAGTAATAAATTTAAGAAAGACTCAAATTGCACCAAAAGATTATACATAGAAGCTTCATCATTAAGAATAGAGTTATTTAAAGCTGTATTATTATCACTATTAAATTGCTGTTGTGAAACACCAGCTTCATTATAAACACCTCTTTCAACTTTCATCAATTCATCTACTGTAGTAGTTGTGCCTCGGTCAGACATATCTGCTACCTCAACGTCCGCAAAAGTTGTTAAAACATCTATTCCTATTGCTCTTGTAAGCATTTTAACTGCATTATTATGAAGTTCTCCAACTTCATCTAAATCAAATACTAAATCACCATTTTTATCTAATGGCATCTTTTGAACAATAATTTTCATTAACTTTTGAGCCATTTTTCTTCTGTCCAAATCTTTAGCTCTATCTAAATCAATAATAGCAGGAATAACAGAAATAAAAGCAGGATAATCCTAATCATTAAGATTAAACTTGATTGTACTCTTGGGGTCTAATAAATACCATCCTGGAGTGTCTCCAGGAAAAGTTGGCATTAACTTACCTTTTCGATATAAATTATAACCCTTTTTAAATTCTGGCGGAAACAGTTTTAAAACCGCCTGTCGTTGTCTCTCATCACGGAAATAATCATCAAAATAACGCATGTTGAACTAAACAACTGGTCTATTATCTACCTTATAACGAGTACGACAATATCTAATAGGTAACTCTTGAATAGTCATTTTATTTGGTCGTGGAATTAAATATCCATAATAACAACCATGTCTAATAACTTTTAAAGCAACTTCACCACAAAATCTTTTTACTTCAAATGCTTCAAAATATTTTAATACTTTAAAGAAATTAGCAAATTGTTTTTTGCGGGCCTTATTGTCTGCCTAAGTCTAGACTGCTGCTACATCACCTAGGCCGCTATCTTGGTCGAGTAACCCTTCACAGTTTTCAATATAAGGAGTAATAAACCAATCATATTTATATAAATATGCCATATATCTGCATAATCTAGCATAAATACCACTAGTCTTATAAAAGAAATTAGAAATCTATCTCATCCTTTCAATATCACCTGTATTAATTGCCATTAATACTTCTTTCTTATCTCCAAGAAGAGGATTGATTCTTTTATACTCACCAATATTTAAAACTGCATCTTCAAGTGTTTTAGCTCCAACTCTTATTTTTGAATAATCTAGCTTCCCATTGCCGGTGCCTTCTAGCATTAAATTTTGTTTTCTTATTTCTGCTGCTCTATTTATCAAAGAAGTCACCTTTACCTTTCATTAAAAAATATCTGCTTTTTCCATAATGTAATCGTATGTAATTAAATTTTCATCCCAATAAGGAATTAATATTAATTTAATCCCATGCTTCTTACAATACTCACGTTTCTGCATATCATAATATTGTTGCTTATTCAACCCAGAAACGCCGCCAAAGATACTTTTTGCTTTATAATGTTGGATTCCTTGATACTAAATCAAAAACTCCAATTCATCATCATCATCAAAGACAGCGAAGTCAAACCTTAAGGCATGACCTCCCTGCCCTATTAAATCAGGAAAACTATACTCTTCTTTAAAGTTGAGACCTGCATTTGATAAAATTTCTTCTATCTTTATTTCTGCTCGTGAACTTCTCATAAAAATATATTTCTCCTTTCTGTTTTACATCTATATTTAAAAAAATATAATTTTTTCTTTTCAAAAAATGTCCTCTTATTTTTAAGAAAATAAGAAAAGTTTACTAACATCTCTTCCTTTTCTCTTTTTTCTTCTATCTTCCTCTTGTTTAATATAATATAATCCATATACGAAAGAAGAAAATTTATCCTTTTTAATACCTCTATTCTCTTGTTTTAAAATGATATTAACACCTTCATTATCTTCAACAAGATTCAACATTTGCTATCTTAAAATGGTGGTAAGAACAAAAGGTTTCAAATATTCATTTCTTTTATCGGGCGTCATATTTTGACCTTGTTTTGTTTCCATCAATTTAGCTTTCGCTTCAGCTTCATCTATTAAAAATTTTATCTTACCACTTGACATTTGAGTCTGAGCAAAAGAATAAGCCTACGTATTAATAGGTGCATTAGCTTTTATTTGAAAAATAGCATCTTTCTAAACATCGGTTACACCTTTAAAATATTTTTTATAAACACCCTAATCATCATTCTAAATACCAAAAGGTGGAAGATACTATCCATCAGGTGTTTCTTGTGCCTTCACCATAAAATCTAAAAGACCTATACCAAGACCATTAGTATCTAATGCAATTGCCCTAGCTTTATATTTATAAAATAATTGTTTTATATTTATAGCTTGCTACTCAAAATGCTATGCATCATAAGTATATATATTAACAAGAGACTTCAATGCAACTCCTTGCGGCTGCGGTGTTACCTTAAAAATAGTAGCCTAGGTTGTACATCCAATACGACCTACGTCGACTCCAATAACATAATAAGCATTTTTACTGGTGCGGCCGCTATACTAATACTACGGTTGTCTAAGTGTCCGATACTTATCGAATTTCTAAGCAGAGAAAAACGCATTTTCTGCATCTCCCGACCATACACTTTTATACTACCTATCAAATGAGTCTTCATTGAAAGTTCCAGCCAATTTTAACTGTTCTACAAAGTCTTCATGAAGTAATCCTTCAGTTATAGGAGTCTCATAAGTTCCTCCCATTATCATAACTTCATCTGGCTATATTAAACTGCGAATTAAAAGCTCTATTAACTTATCATATGCAAACGAATTCTTCCAACCTGCTGTCGTTATATAAATTTGAGATTTATTAATTATCTATTCACTATGACGAGTACCATCAGGAAGTAATCTATTAACGTTTGTAGTGGGGATAATGATTTCATTTAATGCAGTTTGATCAATTAATACACATTCTTCCATTAATCCGCCTGTACGTCTTTGTCCTCTACTACTCTCTTTCGCTGCTAAGATATTTATAACAGAGCCATTTTTAAATACATAATTAACATCATCTTTAGATTTTTTAGAAACACCACGA